ATGCTTTATCTTTCTAATGACGGCGGCAGGACGTTTTATACTTACTATGAAGCATTTATGGGCAAGGCTGGCGAGTTTCTTTCCAGGGTGGTTTTTTGGCGTTTGGGCAGGCATCGGCAATGCACGTTTCGCGTGCGTGTGACGGATTCTGTTAAACGGGTGATAACGGGAGGACAATTTAACGTATGACCGCAACGATTGCCCCCATTGCTGATAAAGCTCTTGATGACAGCGGAAAGTTCCGCCCGTCGTGGATTGTGTATTTTTCCGAAGTAAATCGCGGTGATGTTGGCACAACATGGACACCAGTTATTACAAACTTGACCGCTGTTGGCACGCCGACCATCACGGGCGTGTATTATCAAAATGGCGGGTTTACAGATTTTGCCGTTAAAATTGTTCCTGGAACCAACACCAGTTCTACACTTGGAAGCACAACTATTGCGTTGCCGTTTACTGTTGTGGCGGACACTGTTGCCAATGTTGTGAATGGTGTTAACGCCGCGCAAGGTGTGGTGAACGCAAGTGCAAAAACAGTTTATCTACCAACATGGTCAGTGATTACTGTGCCAATAACAATCACTGGAAGGGTCAAAAACTAACTATGCTTAAAGATAGTTTTGGTGTAAAGTAACAACGGAGTTTTTGCTATGGATTACAAAAAAGACATCGAAGACATGGAAGACATGGAAGAGTCTGGTCGCGGAACTGATACCGTAATGGGGCATTTGTCTCTTGGTGAAGTTGTTATCCCGCGTGCATTTCTTGATGACCCGCAAGTTATGCAGGCGCTCAAAAATGTTTTTGATTCTACTGGGACAAATATGGCCGAGTTTACTGTCGGCGATAAATCAAACAAAATTAATCCTGAAACTGGCCAACCAGAGTTTTTTTTAAAAGGCTTAAAAAGTATTTTTAAAAGCCCTGTTGCACAAATTGCAGTTCCAATAGCGGCTAGTTTTCTTGCTCCTGGTATTGGAACAGCATTATCAAGTGGACTTGGATTGGGGTTAGGGGCTGCTGGCTCAACTGCATTAGGAGCTGGTGCTCTTGGTACTGGTCTCGGCCTGGCATCTGGTAAAAACATTGGACAGTCATTAAAGTCTGGGGCACTTAGCGGCGGCCTGTCGTATGGCGGCAGCATGTTGGCTGATGGTGTTGGCGACACGGCATTAGGACGCGCTTTCAGTGACGTAAAAGCAGGTGTAGCAGATACAGCGCTTGGCCGTGGTCTTAGTGACATTGGCAGGTCGGCATCTGGAGTGTTTGACAGTGTTGGAAGCGGTATCAATGACCTTTACCAGGGCAGTAGCGTGCAAAACGCCTTTAGAAGCGGTAGTGACTTTTTAAAATCTAGAGGTGTTGATATAGGCGGTGGCGCTGCAACCACCCCCACGGCGGTAGGCGGCGGCGCTTCATCTTATGGCGGCGATTCAGTTGATTCCATCGGGAGATATACAATTGGCGGAAAATCAACTGCTGCATTAAATGAGTCGTCACCTTTACTTTCTGCACTTAGCCCGTATGCCCCAACGGCGGCAACGGCAGCACCTTCATTATCTGCATCAACCGCGCTTACTAGCGCATCATCAGGAGCAAAACCCGTGGCAAACTCTTTTTTAGCGCCCGCTCTAAGCGCAGCACTTGGGTACAATTCAAACCAAGAGGCAGCAGACGCATTGCTTGAACAGCAGCGGGCTAATAGGGCGCTTGTTGGCGAGTCAAACAAGGCCGTTTCTGATGCTTTGCTTAAACAGTATGAAGCCAATACGGCGTTGCTTCAGCCATACGCTGGCGGGTTTGAATTTACCCCTGGCGATTTAACCGCAGACCCAGGCTATCAATTCCAGCTAACTGAAGGAAACAGAGCCGCAGACAGAGCGAACCTTGCCCGTGGAAATTATTACTCTGGTCAGGCGCTGAAAGAGGCGCAGCAATTTGGGCAGGGTTTGGCGGACACTACTTACAACACGGCGTTTAACCGCGCTTTACAAGCCCGCGGTGCTGGCATGGAGGGGGCATTGGCCAATGCTGGCATCAACACCGACTTCGGCAGAAACACAGCCGACCAAGCCATTAGAAACGCTGCCCTTGGCATGGGAATAAACACCGACATTGGCAATATCAATGCCAACAGAACCGTCAACACAAACAATCTTATTAGTGGCGCGTTAGGCAAGATGCTTGGCGGAAGTTCTTTCACGAACACTGGCGCTTTACAAGGTGGAATTGACCTGCAAGAATTTTTGCGTCGCAACAGATTGGGGAGTTCATCTTATGCCAGTTGATTTGGGAGTATTTGAGCGTCAAAAGAGCATTATTGACCAGCAGCAGTTGCAGGAAGCGTTTGACTTAAAGAAGGCATTGGCAATTCAAGAAGCGCAAAACAGTGCCCAGACACAAGACTTAAACGCGCAATTAAAACTTTTGGCATTGCAAAAATCTTTGCTTCCTGAGCAGCTCACGCCATATCAAGCGGCTTCATTGAAGTTGCAAGAGAAAATGCTTGAGCAAAAATCGCAACCTGAGCCGATTACACCATATCAAGCTGCGCAACTGGATTTGCAGCGGCGCAAATTGTCTTTGCCTTTGGGCGGCACTCAAACAATTGACGAAAACGGCGAGCTTGTAACAATGCCCCCTAGGAAGTTAAGCGCAACGGAACAAAAGGCCTTTGACCGTACGAAAAATGAATTGGATGAGCTACAAAAAGCTGCCCAAGCTTTTGAAGCGATTAAAGAGTACCAGGGCAAGCCGATGTACTCAGGATTTGGTGCAAACGCTATAACCGCAGCAAACAGGGTTCCAGGGGTTGGTTCACTTATTGATGACGAAAAAGCATCTAATACAAAAGCATACCAAAATCTTGTGTTAGAAGGCCAGTTTGCAAAACTTCAATCTACATTCCCTGGCAGCATTTCTAATGCTGAACGCGAATCTTTGCAGAATTTGGGGGCATTGGCACAGTTTACCCCACAAGAACAGGCAAAAATTTTGGCAAACTCGCAAGCTGCGATTGAAAGGAACCTAGAAATAACGCGCCGCCGCGCCAGAGAAATTGCCACTGGAGAGCAGTATACAAACGCGGCAAAGCAATCTCCCTTGCCTCCCCCTCCTCCGTTAGAAATTGATGCTGCCGCCGCAAGGGCTGAATTAGCCCGTAGGGCAGCTGCTAGAAAAGCGGGAGGCCAGTAGTGGATTTATCACAGTTTAGCGATGAGGAATTGATGCGGGCGGTAGGCGGTGGAGTTGGGAAAGCTCCCGCTGCTGCTATGGATTTATCACAGTTTAGCGATGAGGAATTGATGAAGGCCGCTGGCATGGATACAGCTGCCCCTGTTCAACCTGAACCCGCCCAAGACACTTTCGGCTCACGCCTACAAGCTGATTTTGACCGCCGCAAAAGGCAGATTAGTGATTTGGCAAATCTGGCTGTTAAGGGCGATATATCGGAGGCTGAAGCGATAGGACGTAGTGGCCTCAAAATGGCGCAGTTGCTACCAGACACCGCGCTTAATGTTTTATCTGAAGTAACGCCAGACTTTATTGAAAAACCTGTTGTGGAGCAAATTGGCAATGCAGCTTCTTATCTTGCTGATACTCGCGCGGGTCGCGCTACGATTGGCGCAATCAATGATTTCAATCAACAGTATCCCATTACGGCAGGGCGCGTCGGCTCCGCCGTTGATGCTCTCAATATCGCTTTGCCCTTCAAGAAAGTCGGGGGTGAGAGTCTTGTCAGTGCATCCTCCAAAGTGGCTGATGCGGCGATAGATAAAACAGGGAAAGCTGTTGGTATGGCTGGTAGGGCGGCTGCAAAAGCACTAACCCCATCAGTGCAAGAAGGATTGGTTGATGTGGCTTTATCCGCCCGCAAGTTTGATATTCCTTTAAGCCTTGACCAGGTGACAGGTAGTCGCGCTCTTAAAAACGTGCAAAAAGTCAGCCAAGAGCTTCCTTTTTCTGGCCAACAAGGCTTTCGTGAGGCGCAAATGCGTGCCTACAATAAGGCATTATTTAAAACTGTTGGAGTGGAAGCCGACGCATTCACACCTAAAAACATGGCACTTGCGTTTGATAAGGTCGGTGGAGAGTTTGACGCAGTGACTAAGGGAAAAACCTTTGGCATCGGCGGTAATTTTATTGATGATTTAGTTGCCACTGCTGAGGATGTGCGGTCACAATATGGTGATGAAGCCTTTAATGCGTTCCAGCGTGAGGCATCAAAGGTAATTAGTGATTTTCAGGGTGACTCCATTTCTGGTGAATTAATTTCGCGCCAGCGCGGTAGAATTAATGCGTTGGCACGCAAAGCTTCGCCTGGACAGAAAGAGGCGTTGCTTGATTTGGAAAACACTATTGTTGATGGCATCACTAGCGGAGACCCCGCTATTGAAGCGGCCTTATCCCAAGCCAAACAGCGTTACAAAAATCTTATTGTTTTAGAGCCTGTTGCAACCAAAGCAAAGGGCGGTATGATTAGCCCTTCACTGCTAAATAACCGTGTTGCCAGCGTTTACAAACGCGCTTATACCTTGGGTAATTCTGGCGATATAGGTGAGCTTGCGCGGGTCGGTTATGAGTTGTTGCCAGAGCTTGGCGGCTCAGACACAACGCAAAAACTCCTTACTGTTGGGGCGGCTGGCAGTATGTTATCAAATCCAGTTAGCATCGCTCCACTTGCCGTTGGGGTAGGTGGCAACAGGGCATTCCAATCTGCTGTCAATCGCAACCAATCTTTGGTAAACGCCGCCATTAAAAAGTCAGAGGCCGAACAATTAAAACGGCTCACCAAGCAAGACTTGCAAGCAGCTTTTGAAGCCAAAAAAAAACTCCCAATGACTGATACATTTCTTGACATGCCGCCAATACCAACGCCCGAACAGATGAAAAAGTTTAGCACTGTGCAAAAAGTTTCTTTATCAGATGTTGAGGGCAATCAAAGGGTGCGTGAGTTTGATAAATTTAACAAGGGCATATTTGCAGAGCCTTTAATTGCTGGTTATTCAGACATGCCTGTTGCTGTAAAGTTTAAAAATGGAAAGTACTTATTGTTAGATGGTCATCATAGAACAGATATTGCTTTGAATAAAGGAAAATCTAATATGGAAATGCGTGTAATAGAAGCCAAAGATTACACAAACATCGATAGAAAACCTATTAAAGAATCTAAATTTACTGCAGAAGATGCAGATATTCTAGAAAAACTACTAAAGGAATAACAAATGTCAGTACTACTTCTCCCTCCTATCTTTCAGTTTTTTGACAATAACGGCGACCCTCTTGCCAATGGTTTTATTGACGTGTTTGCAGCTGGCACAACCACGCGGCAAGCAACGTACACCAGTGCTGCTGGAACTACTCAAGCCCCCAACCCGATTCAGTTAAACGCTGCTGGTCGGCCTACATCTGGTGGTGGGGCTATCTGGGGCGAAGGTTCTTACAAATTTATTGTGCGGGATGCAAATGGCGTTCAGGTTGGTGAGCCGCTGGACAACGTAACCTCGTTTGCTGGGCTTGTGACGGCCACCAATGCCTACGCTGAATTGTTTTCTGGCAATGGCACGCAGACGGTATTTACCACGTCCAGCGCCCTTGGAACTGACCCCAAAGGCTTGTTGGTTAGCGTTGCCCCTGGCTTGCAGGAAATAGCACAAAACGGCAGCTTCACCACCGATACCTTGTGGACTAAGGGTGCAGGCTGGACAATTGGTTCTGGTGTTGCAACGGCGACGGGGGCAATCTCAACTGGCATTAGCCAAATCCCTGTTCTTACGGTTGTGGCTGGCCAGGCGTATGCTGTAACGTACACCATTACACGTTCGGCTGGTGGCCTTATCCCATCTATTGGTGGGCAAAATGGTGTTGAGCGCACGGCATCGGGAACTTATCGTGAAATCATCATTGCGGCAGCCAGCACGCCAATTGCGTTTACGGGCAATGCGTTTACTGGGACGCTGGACAATGTTTCTGTCACGGAAGCCGTTAGCGAAAACATGGCATTGTTGCCGACCAGCGCTTACACCATTAACGGCACGACGCTAACCTTTGCGACGGCTCCTGCTGCTGGTGTTAACAACATTGATGTGCGTGCGCCGTCCTTATTGGTTGGTGCGGCTTCTACGGCTGCTAACCTTGCACAGGTTTATGCGGCAAATGCCCTGGCAAGCGAAACGGCGGCGGCTGCATCTGCTGCTCTTGCCTCGTCTAATGTAAAAACAAAGCCAGCGGTGGCATGTGCGACTACAGCGAACATTACGTTATCAGGCGAGCAAACCATTGACACGGTTACAACCAGCGCAAGTCGAGTGTTAGTAAAAAACCAATTGCTAGCAATAAATAACGGTGTTTATGTTTCTGCTGCTGGTGCATGGACTCGCGCAACTGACGCGGATACATGGACTGAAATACAGGGGCAATCTGTATTTACTTTAGGTGGCTCTGCTAATATCAATAAAACATGGGCAAACACCAACGAGGCTGGCGGAACTATTGGGGTGACAGACATCACTTGGACTGAATTAAATCCAGGCATGATGAGCAAACCAATTTATGACCCCGATAATATCTCTGAACAAGTTGTTGGGTTAAATCATGCGCAAACTTTGACCAATAAAACTTTAACTGCCCCAATTATCAATGGCGCTATCGGTGGTTCTGGCACTCCGAAAATGAACAATTTTCGCCTAACGCCTACTTCTGGCGTGCCCGTTCAGACGGGTGATGCAAATGCCGTCACCACGCTGTACATGACCCCTTACAACGGCAACAAAATTGCTTTGCACAATGGAACAAGATGGCATTTGCGAACCAGCGCAGAAATCAGCATCAGTTTAGCGGCTACAACTGCTGGCCTTGGCTATGATGTGTTTTGCTATGACAATTCTGGGGTTCCAACTTTAGAATTGACGGCATGGACAAACAGCACCACGCGAGCGACAGCTTTAGTCTATCTCGATGGAATTTTGGTTAAATCAGGCGCAACCACCCGCCGCTATCTGGGCAGCTTCTATTGCCACACCAACGGGCAGACAGCCAGCTCTTTAACCAACACGGGCGCAACCACTGGCCGCTATATTTTTAACTATTACAACCGCGTATTGTTGCGGATGCAGCGGTTTGAGTCGACTGCAACGTGGGCATATAATTCAGCTACCGTTCGTCAGGCCAATAACTCAACAGTTAATCAATTAAACTTCTTTGTCGGTGTTATTGAAGATGCTGTAGCAGTTTCGCTTACAACTTTAGCAGCGTGCAACCCAGCTTCTGCTGTAATTAACGGAATTGGATTAAATAGTATTTCAACATATCAAGCTGGTTCGCAAATTTATTCTAACTCGCAAGTGGCTGGTGGGGCAACAGGTGGAACTGCAACTTTTCCCGTGCTACCGCAGCTTGGGTTGAATTATGCGGCATGGTTAGAAAGCGGGGCAGCATCTGGCTCTACATTCTACGGAACACCGTGGGGCGGCATTAACGGCGCAATTTTCTGTTAGGGGGACAAGATGGATATTCAACAACTTTACCAACTGATTAGCGCGGTAGCCCCGATTGAGGGCGTCAACAGCGATGGGGTTATTTCCTTTTTGGAAACAGCCACCACTGAACAGCGTGCCGCCGCGTATCAAGTCGTTAATGACAATTTACCCAACCTTGGTGTTGAACCAGAAACCTACACTTACCCCGCCAAAACAATCACCTTGCCGTTTTTAAGCGGGTGGAGCAAAACATTGCCAGAGCGTGTGTTTACCAAAACCACGTTGGAACAGGCGCGCATTGATAAGCTGGCAGCGGTAGAGGCAGACAGGGACGCGCTACTGCAATACAGCGACCTGGTGGCAAAAGAGGGCGCGAGCAAGGTTGCGGACAGTCAAAAAATCCTACAGCCAAACTTGCAATGGACGCACCAGCTTAGAAGTCCATTCTTAGAAAATGCAGAGGCAGACCTGGCCGCGTTAAACACTGTTGATGACGTGCTGGCTTATGAAGCGGATTTTGACCTCAAGCCTTTGCAGGCATCCTATGTTGTTTTGACCATGCGTCAATTTGCCTTGGCGGCGGTTAATTCTGAATTGATGGACTACACCACGGCGGCGGACTTTTTGGAAAGCAAAGTCATCCCTGCTGGTATTGAGGCAGTGCTATCAACACTCCCCACGGCGGACGCTAACAATGCCCGCCTGACGCTAAAATCTATGGTCATTATCCCCCGCGACGATGCGATGGTATCGGCCTTGTTTGGTGCAGCATTTGGCATGACCAGCCAACAGCTCGATGATTTCTTCCTGGTAGCGTTTGAGGTTTAAGCATGGCAAGCCCCATCGACACCATTGTTAAATTCCTGAAGGCGCAAGATGACCAGGGCAACGATTGGTACGGTTGGGCATCTAACCAGTTATCCCATGCTTTCCTGGGGGTGTTCTTCTCTGGTTTGGCGTTAGTGTTGGGCGCGTCATGGTACTATGCGATTGCATTGCTTGTCGTGTTGGGGCTGGGCAAGAAACTGGCGGACTGGTCAAAGCAAATCCTTACCTGGAAGATTGTGCGCGACACGATTCAAGACTTGCTGTTCTTTATCAATGGCGGCACTTTCAGCTTAAGCATTTTGTACGGCAGCATTGCGGTGTTTGTTTGTGCCACCGTTTCCATATCAACCTTGCTTGTATCGGGCATTGTTGCTAGAATCGTTCAATCCAAGCGGGATAAGGCCAATGACTGAAGATATTGCAACCCAAGTCGCAGTTCTAGCAACACGGCTGCAGTCTGTTGAGGATGTGCTTAGCGAAGGCATTAAAAACGTCACAAAATTTACTCAAAAAACTATAGAAGAAAAAACTGAAGCGGCTTTGCTTGCCCAGAAAATGGTGCTTGGCTTGGAAAAAGTTGTAGAATCTGTCGATGCAATAAAAACTGATTTTGACGCACATAAAGTTGAGCAGCAAAAGCGGCTAAGGTTAGTCGAGCAAAAAATACATGTAGCTTTGGTATGGCTGGCGTTCTTGACTATTCTTTGGGTTGCTGTACTATTGTTTGTAGCGTCTGGCTCAAGCGGGGCAAGGGTTGCTGGTGAGTTTACTGGTGGCCTAATAAATTCTGTCAAACCTCACTAGGAAATTGTTATGCCCAACATGAAACCAAAACCCAAGCCCAAGCCAAAACCAAAACCAATGCCAACCAAGAAGGGCTATTAACTATGTCACGAGTAACAATGGGAACTAAGAAACCTAGCAAGCCAATTAAAACCACTATGAACGGCGGTAAAAAGCCAGGCGGTAAAAAAAGCTAATCCCATGTGGATGACCATTGCCCTAATTGGCATTCTTGCCCCTGGGCTTGCAAGCCTTTTGCAACTTGGCGATTCGGACTACGTTGGATATTTTGGCATTGTTATCGCAATGGCCGCTCTATCCTATGGCATAGCATCTAATCAGCATTTTGGAATTTGGAAACGTGTTCCCGCCGTTGTTGTGTTTATCATGGCGTGCTTGTGGATTCTTGATAGCCTATCGGGCTTTTTGTTTGACGTGCAAATCAATTATCCGTGGTGGGGCATTATAGATTTTACCCTATTATTCCTTATGTTCCTTAATTCTTTCATACAAGGCCTTACAGAGAAAACAGGGTCGTTTGCGTATGTTCGTAAGCCGATGTCCTTCCAAGACCTTGTGGCGACCGTTTTTGGGGGTTGCTTTGTGACCACCGCCGTTGAACATAACGGGAAGTTCTACGGATTCCGCAAAGGGCGGTTGATTGAGCTGGTTGACTTTGACAAAACCAAGTATGACCGCCGCAACATTTCTGTGAAGCTGGCCGAGCGTGTTGTTGCCAATGTTGGCAAGCCGTGGCGGCCTTGGCGTAATTGTGTTGTGATTCATGGGGGAGTGAAAAATGTCCGTGCTAAGTGATGTTTTGCAAGGTGTTTCTACCACGCTAGCTACTGCTTTAGGTGGGCCATTAGCGGGCGCAGCGGTAAGCATGTTGGGGAAGTCTATCCTGGGTGATGAGAACGCTAGTGAAGATAGCCTTGTAGCGGCAATTACAAATGGTTCGCCAGATGTTTTGGCCAGGATTAAAGATACTGAAGCCAATTTCAAAATTGAAATGGCCAAAATTGATTATCAAACTGCCAAGCTGGATTACGACGATAAAGCCAGCGCCCGCACGCGCGAGGTGGCAATTCAACAAGCTGGACGCACCAGCTGGGAAATGATTTCAATCGCCATTTTCACAATGGCATCACTTCCCGCCTGTTTGTATTTGTTGTTTGTGGTTGATATGCCGCAAAGCGCACAAAATGCTATCATGATTTTGATTGGTACTATAAGCTCGATGGTAAGCACTGTTGTCGCTTACTATTTCGGTTCCAGCATTGGTAGCAAGCAAAAGACTGATTTGATGGTAAAATGACAGCGGGGCATTTACTAGCCATACTAACTGGCTTACTATGACAAGTAAGCCGCCTACTATGTCAACTAAGGAGCACGCTATGCAGAAAATGAACTTCGGAGAAGCCCTGGAAGCCCTCAAAGCTGGCAAAAAAGTTAGGCGCAGGGAATGGGATTCTTTTTTGTTTATTAAGGAAGATGAAGATTACCCATTTCCCGTTATTTATGTTGACGTTGAATTTTTGGAGCTAGAAACCTATACGCCACAACACGATGATTTATTGGCGGAAGATTGGGTTATTGTAGATTAACTAACGGAAGCCATTAGGAGAAACCATGCAAGCCATCATAGCCCAACAAGTGCAGATCACCGAAAGCAGCGGAAATGTTTTTCAGGATTTGGGATTGGACAATGCGACAGAGCTTTTGGAAAAATCCAATATCATGATAAAGATTCTCAAAAAATTGCATGAAAAAAAAGTTGACCATGCAGAATTTTGCAAGGACGTTTGCCTTTCAGAAACTGGCCTTGACCATGTTCTAAATGGTAGGTGCAACAAGTTTGAGAAGGGAAGATTGCAGGATATGCTTGACACCTTGACAAGCCAATATGGATGATTGCCATCATCATATTCTAAAAACCACACTAGGGAGAACGAAATGCCGATTCCTAACCCCATTATCGACTTTATCCTGGAACATGAGGGTGGGTATGTGAATTCAGAATTTGACCCTGGTGGCGAAACAAACTTTGGCATCAGCAAGCGGAGCTATCCCAACCTGGATATTAAGAACCTGACCCGCAAGCAAGCGGCAGAAATTTATGAGCGCGATTTTTATAACAAGGTGCGCGGCGATGACTTGCCCCTGTGGCTGGCCTTGTTGGTGACTGACTTTGCGGTGAACGCTGGCATCGGCACGGCAGTCAAAAGATTACAGCGCGTGGTTGGTGAAACCGATGACGGTATCTTGGGAAAGAAAACCATTGCCGCCTGCGCTAACAAGCCGCCGTTTATTTTGCGCCAAACGTACACCGAAAAACGCTTGAAATACTATACAAACCTGGTAGCCCAAGAACCTTCTATGGCCAAGTTTATAAAAGGCTGGCATCGCCGCACGCGAGAATGTGACAGCCTGGCCAGCAGCCTGATTTAGATTGTGGATATTTCCATTTTGGAAATGACCACTTGTTGCATTTTTTAGCAAGGGTGCTAACCTGAGGCTTGAGACCGCATCCTCAAGTTTTGGTTTGTACCCCATTCCAGAACTGACGTTACCGCCCAGTGCTTGACTCCCGTTGAAAATTGGGCGGTAACTCTCTTGCATCATATATTTCCCTGATGTATATTCCCCTTAGAGGCTCTGCTCACGTCATCCTCGTTTAAGACTCTACCAAGAGCGTTTGGCCAGTTGAGCAAAAACAAGTCGCTGGCCAGATTGATTGATTGACAGCATTGTAAGATTTAGATAATCTTTAGAAGAACGGGTAAAATCCTGACGCTCAACAACTTCTCCGTGTTGAATGTTCTTTACTGTTCTCCCTTGGTGCGTGTAGCCCCGCGATAGGAAACTGTTGCGGGGTTACATGTTTTTAATCTTTATCAAAAACAATTCCCAACGCGCCTCTGGTATTGTGGCCATGCTGTTGCCGCTTTTGGCCTCGTAAGTCTGCCACGCCCGCACTGTAATGCCAACAATTTTAGCCGCCTGTTTCTGGGTTAAGCCAGCACGCAACCTTACTTCTTTAATCATTAGCGGGGATGGGAGGGTCATTCTTTCTTTCCCTTATTCTCTGTAAGCCGCTTGCAACCATGCGTACAATTCATACTTTGTGCTGATTGGCCAGTGAAGTCGATCTTCGGCAAGGTGGATGTGCTTGGTTGGATATGATTGCCACAGTATCCTATCCCTGGCCACGCTTATCACCAGCTTCCCCGTTGGTTCAATTCCAACGATGCAAACGTGGCAGCCATCTTTTGTCCACACCATGACCACATCACCATCGGGCTCTGGCGCAACCTCTGGTTTTTCAACATCGTCAGGCAAATTCATGACAAACCGCTTGACTCGCAGAAAACTTTCTGCATTGACGGGGTTGGCTCCATGCCCATCCCAATCTGGGTACTGGTCAAAAATTTGCTGCAATCTATCGCAGGTGCCTAAGTCTTGTTTGGCATCAATCAAAGTTCCAATATAATCGGTAAATGAAAGAGTCCATTTTCCACTTACCAGGCTCTCCCAAACCTCACTGAAATCTGGTTTAGTCATCCTTCTTCTCCTCTGTTGTTGGTGGGTAGCACCAGTGGGTTGGCATTTTTTTGTTTTTAATATCCTCTGGCCATCCTAAAAAATGACCCTCCTCACCTGGGCATTGCGGCCAAGGTATATATCTGTGCTTCCATCCTTTTTTTGTAACCCAACGGCCACGACTATCCTGGACTTTTCCATTCTGGTCTTTTGCATCTGGATGTTCATCCCAAATCGACACCAATGCCATCCCCCATTTTTTGTTCCAAATTAGGATTTTGCTTCCATCCTTTGGCGCGGTGTCGATGGTTTGCCAGTTTGTGTTAATCATCCTTCTTCTCCTTCTTTTGAACTCCCCATCGTAAACGCGGGAATTTGTCACCCGCCACAAGGTCTAGCAGCCAGAATAACGCTTGCACAACACAAGCAAATGGGAATGCAATAACTGCAATCACAAGCCACAAAAACAGTCTGATACGGTCTAATGTGTTTTCGCTTGGTATAAAAACAGGTCTTTTGCGCTGTTCCGCCAATTCCTTTTGGCGTGCATCAACATCAGCTTCCGCTTTCTTTTTGATTGACCATTGGGGAATCGTATATTCAACGCCCTGAAAAACAATTTTGCCATTGCGCTCCGTAATTTTTGACCTAGCCATCGTTGTCCTCCTTATTGATAACCAATGTTTTTGTGCATGGGATTCCTTTCCATAACAACCATAAGACTGAATAGCAAAAATATGCCCAACCCAAAAAATAAAACGCCACAATAAAAAAATCAAACAACCGCACCTTATGAACAGACCAAAAGAAAATTACAGACGCAATCAGTCGCCAAACAATGCTTGTCATTTTAATGCTGTATTTTATAACCATGCTCTCCATTCTCCTTCCTCGTCTTTTCTTAGTATTTCCACAAATGAATCTATCAGCATTTGCCGCAATGCTATTGCGCCAACAGACAATTCATCTTTTGTGGCAACGTACTGTTCCCACAGAAAATTGACCTCGCACCAAATTTCTTGCAGTTGTTCTTCAGTCATCGCTCAGTCCTTTCGCGGATGCTGTTTCTGCGTTCCATAAATCTTGTGCTTCTTCTACGTTGTCCGCCCAGAAAGTGCTAAACTTACAATCGGAACAAAACATCTTGTAGCTTGCCCCGCTCCATCTAAGCATTTCTGCGGGACGAATGTCTTTTCCTTTACATTTTGGGCATGGGTTAAGTTCGCCTTTTGGTCGTACTGTGGTTGCAAGCTCGCCAAGTTGTCGCAACAGATCCCGCCATTCATAATCGGAACCTTTAAATCTAACAATTTCGCGGGAATGCTTACAGTCGCATTCTGGTTTCTTCGTGTATCTCTGCGTCAGAAACCACCATTGTTTGTCGTTCAAAATTTTGTCGTTACTATAACACACCATCAATCAGTCCTTTTAAGTAAAATAAAGCAATAGTAAGAACTACTGCGAATGCCGCGCTCAGTAAGGATGCGTAAAAACAGAACTTATCTAAGGATACAAGCATGTCCTGTTTAAGTTTTTCAACATTTGCATCCCAAATACGCTCTAATTCTTTGTAATCATCAAACATCACTCACCTCCTTATTAGCCAATTCCAGCAGCACATCGGCATGGCAATCTTTTTTACCCCAATTAGGCGGCGCTAGTGAGCACCAGCAGGCCAGGTTTTTACCCCTAAGCTCGTCAAGATAACTTTTTGGCATGTGATTAAGCGCATATTCTGCAAACATTCTCACCGCGCCCATACGGCCATATTCATCAGCAGAAAACGGATTCCCCCACTTGGTCGGGCGGCCAACATAGACCACGGGTAATCCGTTGGGGCTGGCGTCCTGTAGGTTAAAACCCTTGGTGCGCTTGCGCTGGATGCGTACTGGTTTAGTCATCAATCAGTCCTTTCACTTCATCAACCACCGTTTGTGCTGCGTCTGCCGCTGGCTTTGTCACCACTTGCGCCAAATCCGCTAAAACCTCTACAGGGGCGGTAACCACGCGGGTAACATCCTCTAAAACATTAAGAATGCTCTTAAACATCAATCAGTCCTTCCACATGGTGATAATCAAAAGACCAATCTGAAAAACCACCGATATAATGGTTGTGACCCTAACCGCCCACAAGGTTTGGGCAGAGTCCTTAAAGAAAAGCTGGGACTCCCTGTTTCTTTGTTCGCAGAGATAACAATAATCACACTTGTTCATCAATCAATCCTTTCAGTGCGTTTGCCGTTTCTTTCAGGTATTCATGAATGCATTGTTGGCAATCCCCATCCTCCTTAGTTCTGGAAACGTCATGAATACATGAATCATCAAATGGTAGTGCAATACACATTGGGTACACGCCCTCCACAACATTTTCAATTGCCTGGACGGCGGCTTTGATGATTTGTTGGGTGTCAGTCATCAATCAGTCCTTTTTCTTGACGTAAATTTGTCTATTAGTGCAATCCACCAAATGAATAGGGTAAGCCCTATATGAACAAAAACTTCTGGTATAAATCCATAAAATAACGCAAACAAAACGGCTAAAGTCGTAAACAATACAGCTATGGAAATAAGGTCATCGTCATGATTAGTCATCAATCAGTCCTTTCAGTGCTTCCAGGTGGGGGTTAAGGTGTTCCTCTAAGAACTGCTTCAGACTATTCAAGTCTACAAACTCCATCTTACTTTGGGTAAAAGTGTTGAATAGAGTATCTTTAATGGTATCAAATCGGTTTTCCAGTACATCCTCAATCGCCTCAACGGCGGCTTTGATGACATCTATTGCCCACGCCTCACGTTGCCTATCAAGATTCTTATAAACCTGTATTAGTTTTCGCGTTGCTTCTTCTTCTGTTTTATAGGCTTCTGTTCCACAAAAGCGGCACTTTCCTTTCTTATCAGTCATCAGTCGTTCTCCCCGTTTTCCAGTGATTCACTGGCTGGTGTTTCAGGTGTTTCAGGTGTTTCATTAAATGTTTCAGACGATAGTTTTTGACCTTTTGCAAGAGCAGCCTTCAGACCTTCATTGCCTTTGGCTGCAACGTCCTTTTTAACTTCACTAGGGAACACTTCCTCAACGGTGGTATCGCCATCCTTAATCGACAATGTAACCGCCCGCAAAGCCGTTAAATGCTCCAGCGTCAAATCTTCTAGCCCCTTAAGCTCAAACTTTTTAAGAATCATGTCAGCCGTAACGCCAAACTTTTGCATCGTTTCAATACACAATGCTCTGCGGCTGGCAAGGGTTTTTGAATCGCCCATTGTTACCTTCCTGGCCTCCTCAAACACGGGATGCCAATACGCTTGCGGCACAACCTTCAATGTAGCGTTTCGGATAGCCTTAGAGATTGCAGCGTTAATCGCCACCACAATCATATCGTCGTTGTAAGTTTTGCCATATTTATCGGCAATCCGTTGTGTCACCACCACGCTGATAGCCGTGTTGGTTTCTAAGTCATGGCACATCCCCTGCACCTCGACAAACTTATTTGTTTGACTGATAACCCTGGCGGCCACTTTAGCATTGCCCCATGCGTTCAAGATAATCTCTGCGAAACGACTTGATGCGCCTTCAATAATCTTACCACCACGCGGCAAGCCGTAAATGCAGGATGATGCAACGCCTTCGTTTAAGGTTGCCATTTGCAAGGCCGAGTCCATAAAGCGTTTAATGCTTCGTGGGTATCTTTTGGCCGTGGCAATTTGGCTATCAATCTCTGAACGCGCCACCAGCTCCATCGGTGTTGCCTCAATAGTTGCTGGTGCTGCCACCACTTCTAATTGTGAGTTGTTTGTCATTTGGTTTTCCTTTCGGTTGCTTGATTAAAAATCTGCGGGTGGGTTCACCCTGGGTTGTCATTTGTTCGGCAATGTCGGGGAATTTCTCACGCAATAGCGCACTGTTGACGCGCTTTGCACCAGCTTCCCCCTTCCATGTTGCCAAAACCTTTCCTTCAGCATCCACCAAAGCCTCGTTGTCTTTAATGAATCCCTGAATCTGCACAGCCAACAATTCCTCCTGGCTGTTCAATTCTTTCTGTTGCGCGCGGATTGCCTTCAGTTGTTGCATGGCCGCCAGTGTAGCATCATCCGCCACAATAGTCGTTCCAATTTGGCTAAACTTGTAAAGATTGGCCGCATCCGCATAGGTCACTGGCGCGGGCGGCACGCGATTCTCAACATGCTGCCAAAATACCGCCTCACCGTCGATAATCTGTTGCTGCGCCTCTTTATCAGCTTCCACCGCATAAAGGATAGGCCGCGCCCCTCCAATGCTCACATAAACGTGCGCCAGGTCAATACCAGCAACCGCCATGCCATGTTGCACCTGCGCCAGGTACGCCATCGGTATTCCATCACTGCCAACAGTATCCCAATCACGCGACCAGCGGGCAGTCTTAAGTTCCAAAAGAATCCTAACGCCATCTTTCTCAACAATGCCGTCTGGGTTGTACCGCATAAACTGGTGCTTAGGGTGAACCATCGCCTCCCGTGGTTGCAACACTTCAATCTGCATCTCGGTTGCGTATTGCTGCAAAAGCACAGGCTCCATTGCGTTGCCCTGCATCTGCTCCCAAGTTGCAGCTTGCACCATATCCTCGGTAATTGTCTGAATTTTCTGTTCGTACAATTCCAGGGGCGTTGTCCAGTGCGATAAACCAAGGGCGGCGGCGGCATCACTGCCGCCTATCCCTTTCTGCCTATCTAAATGCCATTGTAAGTTTTTCATGACTTATACCCTATGCTCCCAAGGCACAGCACAATCGCGGTCAAAATCAAAGTCCTGATACTCCGCATAGAATCCTTTGACCGTTTCTAAAATGTCGTCACTTTCTGTACTGAGCTTAACAAACGTAATGCACTCGTATGCTTCAACAATGCCATCTTCTTCACAGCGCATTTGCAAGTCTTTATCTGCCAAGTCGCCAGCTTCTTCAATGGTTTTGGCGTTAATTTCTATAATGTCGTCTTCATCAACATATTCGTCGTCGTAGTAAAAATTCCAGTATTCCATAACAGTTCTCCTTGGTAGGTGGTATCCTTGGTGGATATGTTTTATATGACACGAAAAAATTGCGTGTGTCAACAGTTTTTTTGATATTTTTCAATTTAATTTTTCCAAACAAAAGGCTTGTAATCCTTAAACAAGTGCTTCCAAAACCATTCTTCCCCATATTCTTTTTTAAGGGCAAGCAAAGGAATAACCTGGTCGAACGAAACGCTCGCCATGTATTCGCATTCTTTTGCCTTGTAAAGTTTTATATGTTTACTATGATTTACTATCCAATCATTTTCTAGAATATCGTCAACCGCAGCACAAAAATGTTTTATTATATCTGCGTCAGTCAAAAATTGCGTTCCAATCAATCCTTCTAAATTCCAGCATTTTATGCGGCGGCGAAATTTAGCAATAATGAGGGGTTTCCATACTTGTTCCTCCTTATAACTATCAGCAATTTCTTGCGCTTTTTCCCAAATTTCTTCGAATTTTTTATAAACTTCGCTACCTAACTCATTATAAAAAAAATATTCTCTTATAACGGAACCAATTTCCCACTTTTCCATTACAATTTTTTGCAATTCTGAAAGTTGGTATGGCTTTTGAGGCGTGCAAATTAAATCTACAATTTCTTTTGTTTCTGGCGCGGCATTTTCTATCGCTTTTTCCTTTTTCCAAAACATTGGTTTCTCCTAAAAATCTTGTGGTGGGTAATAATCTTCGCTCTCCGCTGGATAGTCCAAGATGCGCCAGCT